CTTTAGTGCTTCACTCGCTCTAGCATACTCTGTAATGGTCTTTGCGTTCTTATCATACTCAGTTACCAACTCTTTGATTCTTGCCTCGTCTGCCATAGCTACTGTAGCCATTAGCACCAATACTAGCGTTATTATCTTTTTCATCGTTACTCCTTAGTTAACCATTTTACTGCGTCATTAAAATCCATATCATAATATTTCATGATAAGGTCTATCGTCGTGCCGCCTTGACAACACGAGAAACAATACCACGAATTGTTTTTATATACTTTGAGTGATCCGGACGTCTCCGTATGTAACGGACAAACATAATGGCCGCGTTTCTCCCGGTCAGTTATGTCGTCCAGGATATCAGTTACCTTTATAGACTTAGCCAACTCGACTTGTAACGGCTTATATTCTTCAGATTTGTGACCATGATATTGTACCTGCGCTAAATATATATAATATTTTAGTCGTTTAAGTTCTTTCTCCAGAGCAAGCAATGTTGTGAAGGGTGCGTTAATTTGATGCCACCGCTGCAAGAAGTATACTGTTACCGGATCGCTATATTTCCTAACACGGAGCATATCGCGTTTAACCTTTTTACGCAACACGTCACGTTCAGCTTTAAGTTTATACATTTTGCAGCCGATAAACTCAGCCAACTCTTCAAATGTAGTAAAAAAATCTTTAAGGTTTATCTTTTCCATGATTATTATGACCCGGGGATGGACGCGCCACCCCCGGGAAGCAGTTTATTGAGGATACTCAGCTACATTCTGCTTCTTGGAGCAGTAGGTTGTTATGGGAACGATATATCATCCTGTTCGTCATGCGACTGGATATCGTTCATCTTGGTCGAGAACTGACTCGCTAACTTCTGCGCTTTAGCATAGACATCTTCTTCAGTTACACCTGCAAGTTTAACCGTCATCATCAAATAATCGTCGTTTGACGGGCCGGTCTTAGTAACATGCCCAAGTTTATACTTGTACTTGAACGGTAAACCCGGCTGCGCCAAACACAAGTTGAAGTATTCACGGCCAGACTTGAAGGAACCCTTGCTAAACGATACCATCATCATCTGATCGCACGATGGGAAAAAACACAAGAAATTCAAGAACTGTGTAGCCAGTGGTTTCTCACCGTTTGGACCGAACTGCGTCTCGGCGTCGACATAAGAACTATCCTGCTTATTCGCGGCTCTCCAGATAATAGCACCGGGTTCTAGATCAGGATTGAATCCAGGCTCGTTAGCGTTCTTGGCGTTAAACCGGATCCAGTTAGTAGTGAACGCGATCGGCACAAACGTAGGATCCAGCTTCTGTTTAGTGATCGAGTTGATATAATCTCCGAACTTACAAGTAGCTTCCGTATCTTTTAGCTCAGGTGATCCGGCCTGAACCAGTTTCGCGCGAGGAACAATCAAGAGTTCCTTATTGTCTCCGGTACCGCCAAACCCTAGACTTGACTTGTCTATGATCGCCGGTGGTGCCGACTGCTCCGCAGCCGCTAGGTCTTTCTTTTCTTCTGACATGTTACGCCTCCTTTGGTTTGTTAAGCTTAACGCTTTCCTTATAATAATAACTGATAAATTCTGGTGGATGGATACCTTCTTCTAGCTGATCTTTAATGACGGAAGTTAAGGATCCGGAGTGGACAGTCTCCTTAATAATTTCGTCACGGTTAATCCCTTTGAGCCAATCAAACAGGCTATCATTATTGCCCTGAGTACAACTCGCGAATAGTCTCGGCTTGACAGCGGTAACTGAGCCAATGTTGTCATAAGACGCGGTGCGTTTAGCATCCATCCCACGTAAATGCTCGATAAGCTGCTGCTCGAGATCGTTTTTCCGCTGTTTGGCAATTTTAAGTTTATCTTCAAGTATATCTACCTGTCCACACGCGTCAGAATAAAACAGTACAAGTTGTTTTTCGTTAATCATGTTCCTCCTTAAATTTCAACTTCAGATATCAGTTTTTTCACATCGTCAAGACTTCTGCAAACCCTAGCATAGCCACCAGCAAACCGGATCCGTTCAAGTTCGTATTGTTGTATCGTCGAAACACGCGCTTTATATTTCAGTTCAATCGCTATAAATAACCCGACATAACAACAAATGATATCCGGGATCCCGGAAGTGTACCGATCGCTGACCTTCCAGAAATGCAGATCATCGACGGTCTTTAGGTAAGCTGTAACTTTGTTTCTGAGTTTAGTTTCTGACATGGTCCCGACTCCTTATTTACAGATTATATCATTTGTCAGTACAAAGGTCAAGCTTTATTTATTATACCAATAACATTTTCGGCCAAAACGATATGATAGTTAGCTGGGAATCCAGAGATATCCATGCGGATCGCGCATCTGGCGTCAAACAGAAGGTAATCGCCTGGCTTGATACCTTTGACATCTTCACCGACAGCCACCGTTCTCCATTCTGAATCGGTTTTCTTTTGTGCAGTTTCTGGAATGACTATCCCGGAAACAGTTATTTCTTCTTTGATTTCCTCAACAATAACGTGCTGCGTTCGCGGTGTGATCGTTTTCATTGCTTCTCCTTTGTTAGTGTTTTCATAAATTCTTTCCACTAAAGTAAATATCCCATGCCACCTATGATATCAATCATAGCTTCTTGCTCGGTCTTTTTACGACGTACAACGTCGAGTATAACCTGATCTATAGTTTCCTTACATATAAAATGTATATACGTACACGATTGCGTCTGCCCGGGCCGATGTATTCTAGCTCTTGCTTGATCGTATTGTTCGTATGAATAGCTTAACGAGAAAAATATCTGAACCGACGCGTTTGTGAACGTAAGTCCGTGAGCAGCGGAAAGAGGATGTGCAACAAGGTAGCGCAGTTTTCCACTGATAAAATCGGAAATAACAGCATCGCGATCCTTAGTCGTAGAATTAAGTATACCAGTTTTACCTGCACGACTAGCCACTTCAGCGATTTTCTGAATCTCATATTTATAGTTCCCCCATATTATAACCTGTCCATCAATGTCGTCCAGCAGCCCCGATAGCTCGCTGAATTTCTTACTACCGAAATCCTGAATCCCCCCGGTTTCATCAAATACGAAACCACTAGTAATCTCTCGGAGTTTCATTAGTTTCGTTAATACGTTCTTCGCCACAACATATTCTCCGCCGATCTCCGATACAAGTCGCGTCTTGAGTTCTTTATATATACGTTTCTGTTCCGGATTCATCTCGATATCACGGACCTGATCTATTTGTTCTGGTAGATCCAAGCATTCGGATTTCTTAGCGACAGAACAGAGTGGCGCTATTTTTGCTAAGAGTTCAGCTTTCTTGTTTTCCGATATCGCGTATTCCCAGCCAGTTTGAAACCGTTTCTGCATCTCTTGTCGACTGAGATATACGCCATGCATATTCATCACAGCGTCACCGCGCTGCAACTGGAAATATGTGTTCTTGAATTTATGAAAACTTGCAAACAACCTGCCAGGTTCGAGAAAGCTTATCTGACTCCACCATTCAAGCTCACTGTTAGGAGTCGGGGTCCCAGACAAGATGAGCCTGTAGCGGAATAGTGGAGCCAGATTAAGCAACACTTTAGTTATTAGGGCAGTAGGTGATTTGAATTTACTCGATTCGTCCGCAACACACATCATGGAATACTCTCTACTTTTACGCATGACTTCCGACGAGTTACGGCTCACCCTTAAAGATTCGTAATTGATTATGTTGATATCTTTCGTCCAGTCGAATTTCTTACCCTTATGATAGTTATGATAGCTAAAGAACGGCGTCCACTTCTTTATATCTTCACCCCAAGCCGCCTCGATTATCGACAGCGGACAGACAACAAGCATTTTGAAGTTATTAACGTTCGTCCAGACACGCCCCGCCGCTTCTAATACAGTTCGCGTCTTGCCGCAACCAGGCTCGTGTATCAACGCTCCGGTGAAACGACTTTCAGTTAAAAACTTAATAGCTTCTTTTTGATGATCAAAGAGTTCTTTCAAGAGGACACCTTCTTTAAATACCCTCGGCAAGATTCAAAACGATGAGTAGTAATCAGGTCAGAGTCAGAATATACATCTCTATGATAACACTTTCTTGTGGCTTTCCATTGACAATCTTTAGCACCCCAATATCCACACGTTTCGCATGTTTTTTCTTTTATAATAGCGTCTGCACATTCCAGTGTTTCGTTAATATATTTTTTAATATTAGCTGGAACATCTGAATGAGAGTTTAAACACAGCAATCTTCCTTGCAGGAATCCTGTTGCTGTTGCATATTTATCGCTTTTCATGTTACTCTCCTTTTCGATTGCCTTGACAAAGGCTTTATCGACAGTGTTTCTAGCAGCCCTGCCTAGATTTTTCATAAATCTTTCACCTATTTCTTTTTCTTGTTCATTCATGATTTCGGACTCTGACAACTTATTTTCTGGATCTCTTTATACGATACCGTGAACCCGCGTATAGTTATCGTCTCACGGCCGGATTCTTGGAACGCCGTAACGAGTTGATCTTTCATGTCTTCCATCAGCTCACGATTATCCCGGATCTTTTCTTTATAGTCGACATACTCTTCACATAGCCGATACAATAAATCTTTAGGTGGCATCCCTGGCAGTTCTGCTGTCATCTTTATCACTCCTTTTTTCGTATAATACTTTTTTACATCCCGGACAATATACTCTTATAGCTGGCCCTTCAACGATCCGGCCTTCTTTATTGATTTTCTCCCACTCAATGTCAAGCCACGACTGGCATTCGTAACAACGTCGCTCGCTCATAGCACCTCAATATTAACAGTTATAACCCCTTGACGGAGTTCCGCAATTTCCGCAAACGACGACTTTGAAAGATCAAGTCGACGTCCTTTTGCATATAGTTTCTTATTCGGGCCGCGATCGGTAATGGTGACAACCACACTTTCTCCATTTCCGACGTTAGTAACTCTAAGCTTTGTCCCGAAATCGTAATCCCATGATGCTGCAGTCTTGTCTTCATTCCTGAATAGCGATCCATCAGCACACCTCCCGGAAGTTCCTTCATTTTTACAAGATTCAACGCTATACCATGACGCTTTAGTCTGTATCTGTGGTAACGCTTCCGTATATACAGGTTCGGATATAACTTCTTGCCAGGAATCGTCGACTCTACTATCAAAGTTATTGATAATTAGTTTCGACATGAACGACGCGACAAGAATAAAAGCTAATATACCCACCCTCATATTGTCACCACTTCATGTCGTACGCAGTAACCAGTTGCCTCTTCCGCTTCTGTGAGTATAGACCCACAAATCTTACAAGTAGGTTCCTCATAAGGAAACTCGTACCCTAAAATAATTTCTGCTGCTAGATTGAGATATTCCGACATAATACACCCCCGATTATTTTCTGATCGGCAACTCAAGTTTGTATCCACAACCTTTGTTGATACAAAACTCGACCCGACTTTTATTGCCATCAGACTTACGTGCATATACCTTAGTAGTTACCGAATTTTCTTTACAGTGATTGCAGTATGTAAGTTTCTTTTTCATCCCGACTCCTCTCGTTTGTCAGTACAAATATACACGATACGGCGTGAGATGTCAAGTTTTATTTTTATCAAACCATAATAAAAAAATTAAGCAACATATAGTTAGGAGGTGGCTGGGATCTACGAGGGAGGCCATCTCGAAACAATCCCAGCCATACGCTGAAGGGAATTACACAGCGTTATTTCTCTATTTTAATCCGAGCGATCTCTTCGACATACTTGTCCGATAAAAATTTACCGTTACGTGGTGCGACGTAAGTCTCGCCAGACTTCATGCTGAAATAATCTTCTTTATCGATAGGATTCAGTATCACGTTATTTCCGGCGCAACCTATTAATACGATTCCAACCAAGATTGCTGCTGCTGTCGTCTTCACTCGTAACCGCATCAACCGCCTCCTTTTTTTTGCGTCTGTCTTCCCTAAAGAAAAACTTTATGGTTTTCCATAACCCGATGATCGCAGTCAAGATCAGCGTGAAGATTTTCACGTGGCTGGCCCTGATTTATTAATACCACTACGCAACGCGCCAAGTCCTAACGCACCCAGGATCCCATAAACGAAGTCAGGAATCTGGATACCCATATAACTTAGTGTCGCCTGGACACCGATCAACGCCGCAACGATATATGTTTTCTTTCCTTCCATTAACTTACCTATTTTCGATAACAAATCCATTTTGTCACTCTCCTTTTGGTTTCGGATGCCGGAGTTTAACCGCTTTTATCTGATCCACTAGATCAGTTCCGGCCGGTCCGATATTAGTACCTTCTTCCTGTATAAATGCAAGCGCGTCAGTTATCTGTCCTAACTGATCGTTAATATCAGGATATTCTTGACGCCGCTTTTCTTTATAAGCTGTCAAGTTAACATGAGCTTGATATTCGTCCAGATCTAGCTCAAGTTGATATTTATCAGGTTGTGCAATTGTTTTATGCTTCCATTTCGTAATGATTATTTTTCCATTTTTGTTAGTCATATTAGCGACTGATCCATACTTCCAATCGATTGCTTTTACTAACTTAATAAAATTGCTCATAATGTCTTCCCTTCCTTATATTTTAATTTCAGTAACTGTAACACTAGCTGCTAATAAATCACCGAAAGTAGATCCACGTAACGATCCTATAACAACCGAAGTCGTTCCAGATACTCCGACTCGGATCTTAAACGTGATTAAATCGGTTGTCCCAGCTACCATAAAATGTCTCAAATGTACCATATGAGAAGAAGATGATGAACCACCTCCTATAGATGTATCCTGTTGACTCTCAAGTCCCACGGCAATAGCTTCATCTGAGCCGGTAGGATTTTTATACAGAGCCGCGACAGCAGGAGCGCCATTCCCAACTGCTGTTGTCATCGGGATATCAACGTCGATCTGTAATAGATTAGTCGCAGCTTTCGAAAGTATATTAACTTCTAACTCAGGGTACTCAGCACCCTCGTCCCATAACGGGGGAGTATTGTCAAAAACAAACCCCGTAGAAACAGCTATGGATTTTTCCCCCAGATCAGACGCGTATTTAATCTGCTCAATGACTTTAGTAGAGGTATCCGATGAAATATTAACAACGCTTTGTTCAATAATATTGCTGGAACTATCCGTTGCGAATTTACCTATTAACTTAAATCTAGTGAACCCTGTGGGAGCTGTCTCGCTTTCAGAGATAGAGAAAGTAACAGTGTTGGCCGTAGCGTCGGCGCAAGCATAAACATAATATGTTGTACTTGCTGTCCTTGACCCAGTATCTATATTTGCAAACGTAATGTCAGTTGCCGTGGTATTTTTCCTTAATACTCTTTGAGAACCTGCTGCGTTGACACAAGAAACCTTACCACTTGATGCCGATATAGTATCATCATCGCTCCACGATAACTTTATGCTACAATAAGTGTCTATAATAAATCCCAAGACATCGATTGAATCTGCTTGCGTTAATCCTGACCCTAGCATACCAAGCCAAGTAGCTAACGCCTCGATCTCATCGTTAGGTACGTTCTGATCTTCAGCCTCGACGAAATCAACGTTATCTTCTAACGTAGGAAAACTCGGTGCTGACCCAGGAATATTCATAATTTATCTCCTCTGTACGTTTTTAATCTGATACTCGATCCCTTTCTGCTGTGATGCTAAATTCGGCAAGTCACGTTTAAGCTTTACCTGAACGATTAAGCCACCACCAATCATCTCATATCTTATATCTGAAGCTTGGTCGTGAGTTAAACTTCCATATTTAATGTTACGGCCATATTTATGTATCGTTCCGTATAAAGATTTATCTCTTATTACCCCATCGTCTAACGCAACTGCTCCGATCGGTACGCTACTTTCTAAAAACAAATCATCTTTAATCGTAGTGAATTTCACCCTACGCTGCGAGTTGGTTGTGCTTTTAAGTAAAACTTGAGCGTAACGATTGGCGTCTGACAGTTCAGTAATAGACGACTCGAAAACGTTCTTCTCTTTACGTCCAAACTTAGAAATACTCAACGAAGATTCGATAGTTGTAAGGATCGTTGTACCTTCATTCCCGAATACGTTCATAACGTTAATAACATCTTCATCTTTACGAATAACGTTAGATTTACTAACATCTTTACCTATATGAAACGTGTGTCGTACGACGCTATCGGTTTCTTTAAAGAAAAACGCTCTGTCTCGGTCAACACCCCACTCGAAGTTTCCGGCAAGCTGTCCCAATAATTGTATCGCGTCTTTCGCTGTATGGTTTAAATCTAAATTAACAACAGAATAAGAAGAAGCATCTACATTTCCCGCGTCAAACGTTATGTTAGTATATGGCACCACGAAAGTATTCATGATGTCCGTCACTATAGTGCTAACACTTTCACCTTCGTATACTTTCTTAACGATGATATCATCTAGCTCAACGATGTATCCGTAAAACGAACACTTGATAGATTCTTTGCCACCACTAAGGATCCTAGTTGTTTGAACAAGTTTTCCGGAATACCGGATCTCGTTATTGATAAATATTTTGATCGATGTCTGTGGCTCGATCTTATCTTCTAAATAGTCGAAATCACTTTCTATGATTAAGTCTGCTTGCGAACAACCTCCGATATTTCTATATGCCCAGGAAACATTAGCCCTATGATCTAATACAGAGAATAAATCGCCATTCTTATCATATAGTTTTATAAAAAACGTATTAGACATAAAACCAGTCCCTTGACGCGATACTATAACTTAACGTCGCCGCGTTGACAATAACGCTCTGGTTGCCGCCATCCGGTATCTCAAGAAACAAATTACCACCAAAATGCGACAGTGCGTCTATAAAAGTTATTCCTGTTTGTAGTTGTACACTTCCAAGATCGCAGTCAATAGTGAGTGTCTGACCATTAAGCATAGGCCCTGTAAAATTAAAATAATGAGAATTAGCTGGTACATTTACTCGCAAATCGTTAGTAAAACTCGCACCACTGACGAAAGTGAAAACCGGCCGTGTCGGTCTGGATCCGTTATTCACTAAAGTCTCTACTGTTACGCCGTTATTGAGCGATCCGACAACTGTTCGCAACGTCGTGCTTTCCGCGTATGGATTGTTAGCCACAAGTACCATATCGACATCGTATACATATTCATATAACCCTTTTTGGAACTTCGCGTTGATCCCTTCTTTGGAAATACGTGCGTCAATAAACCGATCGTCACGATATTTAAATTGTGCCGAATCTCCGTTATTACGGACAGCACGTATCATAGTATTTAAGTCGTTATGCAAACTGTCTTTATCGGTACTGAACAGTTTACCATTAATCTTGATTTTGCGTGGCTTTTCATAAGCGTCTAGCGATACACCACCGCTCTGCCTACGTATATCTATCGATGGCGTGTCGAACGGTTGTTGATGTCCAACAATTTCAAACGTACGATTACTGAAAAAATATGTACCAAAAGCCAAAGTGAAATTTGACGGCATTACGCTCCCCTCCTACGTCGATCTATTTCTGTTGATAGCATCTCAGCCATTTCTTGCGGATCATCGACGTTACCATTTACTGTTATATTAATACTACCTCCTCCAAAATCAGAAGTTAAGTCTTTAATCATAGCATCGATACCACCGTCCTTTGATTCTGGACCACCTAAAGTTAAGTCTCCGGCCCTTATAGCCTCTGCAAAATCACGAGGTACAATCATTTCACCTGGCGTTAAGTTAGCCGGAACGCTGTCTGTGCCTTTAGAAAACCCCTGGGAAGCAATAGTTCCTATCTGAACGGCTCCTGCGGCCGCGGCAGTTGCCGCCATTGCGAGACCAACAGGAAAGAAAGGTTGAGTTGCTAGTCCACTGGTTACAGCCATAGCAGTATTAACGATAGCTTCTCCTAGCCGTATAGCCTTAATAACGTTAGCGAATTTTTGACTTTCTCCTTGCGCCACCGCGAACCCATCAGCGAGTGATCCTAACAGGCTGGCCGTCGTTCCAAGTGCGAGCTGAATACGTTGTTTGTCTATTTTTTGTTGTAAAGCAGCATGCGCTTTGGCCAGTTCTGCTTTTTTCTTAAAAAGTGCTTTTTCGGCTTCGCCTTTAACTTTATTTGCTTGAAGTATAAAATCGACTTGATCCATCTCAAGTTTTAGTATGTCAGCTTTATGTTGTAACGCTTCTTCTTTACTGAGAGCTAACGCTTCAGCCATTATAGCGTCTATAGCTGCTTGGCCTTCAAGTATCACATTAGCTTTTTCCGTCCAGAACTCTGTTTCAGTTTGTAGTAGTGCAGCTTTCTTTTCCTCCTCAGACATAACTTCAGGAGAATCTGCACCACCTGTATCAAGATCCGATATCGCATCAACAGGTGCCTCATCTGCGCCACCACCAAGCCCTTTACCCAACCCTGCACCGACACCAAATATCTTAGATACAATACTACTTGTATCTCCAGCACCTAGTCTGAATATAGCTTCTATCATCGTAGTAAAAGTGTCAGACACTCTACCTGTTTCTTTTTCAACCTCTCGTAAAACATTTAACATTTTAGACAAGTCAGTTGCCGCAGCATTAATAGCAGGAGTAAAATTATCACCTATTTCGATAGTCAATGCTTGCCAGGAATTTGTTAATATTTTCAGACTAGATTCGGTAGTGTCAAATCTTTTGTTTGCTTCGTCTGTCAATGCTGTATTTATGAGAAACGCTTCATTTGACTTTTCGATTGAATCTGTTAATAATCCTCCAGCACCACCTACAGATAAAAAAGCTTGAACCAATCTTTGATCAGAAAGCCCTAGTTTATCTAATATTTTCACACCCTTCAAACCTGCCTTACCCAGTCCTTCAATAAACAATGCAAAGGCTTTTCCGGCGTCTTCTTCAAATACTTTTTTAAATTCAGCCGCAGTTAATCCAGAGATATAAGCGAACTCTTTGAGGCTGTCACCTCCGTTTGTTACCGCGTCAGCCATCATTATAAGTGCTTTACTGACAGCCGTTCCTCCTCTCTCAGCCTTCACCCCTACCGCTGTGAAAGCTGCTCCAAAACCAAACAAATCAGCCGAAGATAAACCTACCACTTTCCCAGCACCGGCTATCCTTTGAGCAAAACCAAGTATTTCATCTTCAGTAGTGGCAGTTGAATTACCTAAGTCAACAACAGCCGAAGCCATATTCTCTATATTTTCTAGCGGTTCTTGTATAACGTTCGCTATTCTAGCAAAACCTGTAGCCGCTGCTTCTTTTGTTAAATTAGTTGTTACTGCGATTTTGGCAACTGACTCGGTGAATTTAGTGAGGTTTTTGACGCCACGCACACCTAATTGACCAGCTATCTCTTGAATTTGAGCCAAATCCTTAGCCGCGATAGGGATTCTTGTGGATAATTCGATTAACCCGGAACTTAACTGTTTAAATTCAGCTTCAGTAGCATCTACTGTTTTCTTAACTCCAGCAAACGCGCTTTCAAATTCTATGGCTGGTGTGATCAAAGCTTCTATAGCTTGTTTCATTACACGGAAAGCTTGACTGGCTATGAAAACTCCACCAGCTACAGCTAACCATGTAGCTTTCATTTGTTGCCCTACTGATTTGGATTTTTTGTTTGTGTCGTCTAGGTTCTTTTTTGATTTCTTAGCGAATTGATCTATACTTTTATTTGCCTTATTCAGTCCGGTTTTAAGGCCTTTAATGTCTGCGCTTATTTTGACAAGAAGATTTCCGAGATTACCTGTTGCCATTATCCACCTCTAATATTCCTGAAGCTTTCAACTTGTCAATTTCTGTCATGTCGAGTTGTTTGTTTTTGCCTACCCGATCAAGTTTACCGTTAGCCGCTACCCAAACAAGTCCAGCTTGTAGTTTAGTATATTCAAGTCTTTCTTTATACAGACTTTCAGCAACTAAAGAAAGTTGTTCAACTGTAAAAGTTTCCATCACTTTAAGCGGAGACCATGAATAAGCGATAGCCACTTTCTTTATTACGTCGGGTAGAGTTATTCTTTCACTGTTAGAACTTCTCTGAATCTCTCTACCCCTTTCAACAAAGGGAGCAATTCTCGCTTGTATAGTATTCCGAACGCTTCAGCTATTTCCTTTAAATCTGAATCAGTGTCTAGCTGTTCAACGCTCACTCCAAGCATGAAACTGATAACTTTCATCATGAAGGGTACAGATGTTTTTAAACTCTGGTCAGGTTGCTCACCCAACTCCCCCCACATCTCTATCAGATCCAGTTTTTTCGTTATTGGTAGCTTGGTGACAATCATTTCTTTGCCACACAGCGTTACCTTAACCGGTTCTCCACGCATTACTTCTAATTCGTCACTCATCGCCTGTTCTCCTTTGTTATACTACTGTCTGTGCCATTTTAAAAAGCGTCTTGCCGTTAGTTAACGCTGCACCGGCCCAATCTTCAGCCACATCAAGCGCGTTGAACTTATATGGAAATTCGTGTAGATCGTCAGGATTAATCGCGACAGCGATCGTTCCGTCACCAGTAGCTTTCCAGATATCAAGTGTTATCGTGCTACCATCAGCAGCAATATGCTGAAATCTTAACGCGACTTCTGTGTTGTTTGGCCGACCACCAAACTCAAGTATTCTGTCCGGGCTGCTAACACTTGTCTGTCCGTCACCAAGAACTCTTGACAAATTGTCAAGATTCCATTGGATCCCGGTTAGCTCGAGCATAACATCTTCCTGTGACGCAAACGCCTTGATCGCGTTCTGAGGGCTGCCCTGTCTGATTAACACGTTATTCCTTTCAACTGTCAACGTCGCCGCGCCACGAACATACCCTACATCGATCGTGGGTGTAGCATCTGCCGGTCCGATCAGTAAAACACCTGGGCCGATCGACACTTCATTAATTGATCCTGAAGGTTTATTTCTCATTTCGTTTTCTCCTTTGTAAAGTTTTTCTTAGGTACCCATTCTCTATATATAACACTCACAACATCATGCGGAGATTTCATCTTGGCCACACGGTCTGCATGCAGTTTCGCATACTCTTCAGTGCAGATAAAATTCCTCGTTCCGCATGCTGGACATATCAATCTAAGTATACCACCCTCAAACGTAATATACAAATCTCGATGTTTGATTGATAAAGATTTGTCATGGCTTTCTGTAGCCAAAAAATAATCACACCCTTCTTTCCCACAACATAACTTTTTTTTAATCATTGTAATGTCCCCCTGGCTCTAAACCGTCCCAAATATCTCATTATTTTAGTATCCTGCTCATACATCTGAGGCCCTCTATAAAAATTCTCTAACATCAGCATATTAATGCCTACAGTATTGTCCCATCCACCGTTATTATGTAACTCGTTTTTAGCGGCCGCGAAACACTCCATTACGTTGTCCCAGGTATAGGATCCTTCAGTTATCCCTGTCTGAAACCATAAATCAAGCTGAATATCTATAGTTTCCAGCCCGGCATCGTCTATCGCCTGACCGTCAGACGAAAGTAACTGTATAGTTACGGCCGGCAACGCATAATTCTGTATCGTAGATAACTCTCCGACGTAGATACGTGCCGAGTCACCTGACCCGACGTATTTCGTGACGTCAGTAATAGTTTTTAGTTTCTTGATTATTAACTGTACGACTTTACCTTCAAATGAATTAGTCATAATTTCACCCTTTTACCTTGATAAGTTATAGTGAACCGTTTCAACGTACGTCGTAACGTCGTTAGTATTTTATCACCAACTTCGTCCAACGATCCACGCAAGAAATCACGACTCACCATTTTACTCGTTCCAAACACCACATATTTCGCATGCTCAACACTATCGTCTATCCCAGCATAAGCTTCAGCTTCAAGTGTGCCTGAATTGATTTTAGCTTTTTTTGTTCCAGACTTTAATCCAGACAGCATCTCCCCTGACTGTTTATGGACAGTATAATCAGGTTTATGTATCGACTTCGGATTACTCCTAGAATACGGATGTCCCATCTTAGCCAGATCTTTCAACGTATATTGTGTGTTTGATATATTCTCTCTGATCTTACCTTTAAGGATCAACTCCGCTTTCTGCATGTCGATATCAACGTTTTTGAGAAAATTATCTCCATACATGACAAAATTCTTAGCTAAAGTTTTTGCACCTATGATAGTTTTTTCTGTCATGTTACCCTGTCTTTGACGCTTTGAGTTGGTGTTGATTTAATACATCGATCAAATTATCTAACGCTGGTGATCTGTATATCGGATCAAGATTCTTTGACGCGTCGTTCAAATAAGCTTTTCCCATATTAAGATAATAATACGCTAACTGCATCCTGGCCCGCCAAAAATCAGGTTTAAGCTGTATCGCTTTACCTAAACATTCCAAAGCTTCTCGTTCCATATCGTCATTCATATAGTGCGACGACATGTTGAACAACGGCCGAGGATCCTGATTGCCAGACACCCTGAACTGTTCCTGATTGATTGCATGATACCGATCGCCTTTCTCGCGAACCTTTTCTTTAGTTTTCAGATAACCTCTATGATGTATCGGTATCGGAGCCACTACCGCACGTTTAAATCCGCGCCGCTGCCTAGCTGCGACAGCATCTTCTAACGATTCATGTATCAAACCAGTATAATACAGTTCCGGAATATTTCTATATAACCGGATAGTCTCACTAATACAATATTCATTTTCTTCCGGTATAAGACTTTTCGGAGGCACCATATAATTAATAACCTTAAACAATACCGCTTCGACATCTTCGTCTATAATCGCGAATAACGAACAAACCTCGTTTGGATTGAACTGTTCGTCACAGTCCATATTGAGGATCCATTCAGTAGTACACTGGCTTTTACCGAAATTTTTAGCTTCTGAATAGTTATACAGTCGGCCGTTGTGCATACTATCAAACGTTTTCTGTATTAACTTGACTGGTTTTTGATAGATTGCTTTGAACCGTTCAATAGCTTCAAGCGTTCCGTCAGTCGAACCGGTATCCACAATCACATATTCGTCAGCCACACATGCGACGTTTTCAAGCATACGATATATATTGTCGACCTCGTTACAGCATACCGTCATAACCGTGAGCCTGTTTTTTTCGGTATATGGTTTTAACCCAACATTTTTATCAATCAAATGATGATAATCTTTATTACCAACGTCACCCACAACCGGCCGAGGATCAGCGTTTTTATAAAAAGCATGTTTTTTCTTTCTCTGCTCGGGAGTATCGTATCCTAAATGTTTAACGCGAACATTTAACCACCCTAAATTTTCGACTGGTATATGCGGTGCAGATCCGCAATGGTGATTATATATGTTTGAGTTTTCATAGATTTGCAACCCCGGAATAACTTTAAAGAACCGATAGTTCTGGAACCCACCAAAGATACCATCGAACCGATACATTTCTTTACCTTCTTCGTGATCCCATATCGTACGCCAGTTACACCAGTAACCTGTGATCTCGGGATTGCTCGGTGACATATACGTCTTAACATTTTCGACAAATTTATCTTCATATACCTCATCTCCATCAATCGATATTATCCAATCAGCACCTCGAGTTATAGCCTCCTGCAACAACCAGTTACGTTCAGCCTGTTCGTTGAATGGATGTTCCGGTTCGTTCCACACCTCAACAACTTTTACCTTATCGAAACTTCGTGCGATTTCTTCTGTCCGATCAGAAGATCTGGCCACTAAACATATTATCTCGTCAGCGAACCGGCTGGTTTGTTTCATCGAAGCTTCAAGATAGTCTTCACAATTTGCTATCCTATACACAGCGATAAGTTTCTGATCTTCTTTGGCTTTCCATTTATCATAATAAAGTTTCTGGTTGTCGATACCGTTCTGGATATATTTTTCAATAAAATCTTTATTCCATACTTTTTGAAACGAAGCCTGGCCACGATGATAGATGAACGTTGAGAAGTCGATCCATAATTTCCAGCCCTTACGTGTCGCGCGTAAGGATAGATCGTTATCCTCATAAGAATTTATAAACCTTTCATCAAATAAATATTCTTCATCTTTCAAAAACTCACGGTTAACCATTAAACACCAACCGTAGAGTATCCCAGCTTCTTCAAAACGTTCATGGTTCTTGTTCGCCCATTCGTTCGCGAACACTTCCGAGTCTTGACCTATATACACCCCACCTACACATTGTCGTCCGTTCGATGAGTTGGACACCGGTCCCACTATAGCAGCGGATTTCGTATCCATTACGTATGCCATGCTATCGGCCCAGCCAGGAGTTACTACTGTGTCTGAGTTAAGGAGTATAAGTTTCTCTCCCTCTGCATATCTAATCCCCTGGTTATTTGCCGGGCCGAAGTTGAAATTGGTATAGTTAAAATGTATCTTGACATTATCGTGCATATCAGATAAATCCTGAATATATCCATTAGATCCATCTTTAGAACCGTTATCTACTATGATTATTTCAAAATCTTTAGTATGCCTGAATATCGACTGTACGCATAGGGCCAACTCAGCCAGGGTATTGTAACTCACAATCACGATCGAATACTTTAAATCTAGTTTTTTCTTTTTCAAGTCCACTGTCGCCTCCTTTTAAGCACCTTTCTCCACTAAACACTCTATATGATGTGTCAATCCATTAAAATCAATTATCTGTTTCACGTTCTTTATTAAGCCAAGAGTTAACCCGTTAATGCCGTACATCGGGGATAATATGTCACCCGGCTGTATATTCGTGCCGTATTCAGCCATGAACGTATATCTAGCGTTCGCAAAGTCACCAGGTAGGTTACGGATCTGTTGTCCGCTGAGTTCATAAAAATACACGCTGACAGAGTCACCTACGATAGATTCTCCACTCGGCCGCAAGTCTCCCATAGCGGTACGCGTAAAGCCACTGCGTCGTTTTATCGCGATAACTCCTTTCAATATCAACGCAAATTCTTTATCATGCTGGCTCATAACTACTCCTTGACGTATTGATTGTAAACCTCTGTATAAAACTCTTGATATTTATCACTCATTTCTTGTTCCATAAATTCATCAGAAGCGTATTCCCTCCCTTCTTCGGAATAAGCTTCTCGGCAGTCCAGATTGTCAAATAGGAACTGCACACCTTTGACCAATCCAGAAACGTTCGGTTCAGTCAAAACGGCCTGTCCTAGTAACAACTCTTGAGTTAAATTGTTTTCATACGTAACCACCGGAACACCACACGCCATCGCCTCGATAAAAACAAGACCAAACCCTTCTGTCGGAGATGGATATAAAAATATATCCATAGCTTTGTAGTAGTTTCCTACTTCTTCCACGTTACCAACAAAATGAACGTTGTCAAGTGGTAACGACGCAACCATGACCTTGATGTTCCCGAGATATCCGGAATCAGTTGACACTTCATCGCCCACAATCAATATGTGGCACTCAGGCTGTTTATCTTGTATGATTTTACATGCAACAATAAATTCTTCTACACATTTATCCATACCTAATCGACCAAGTCTACCTATTACCATAGCCTCGGACGGTATCCCTAAGTCTTTACGTACGTCACAACACGTAGTCTCTAAACGATCAATATCAATACCGTTATATATCGTGCGGCATTTTCTATTAAGTTTCGTTACAACGTTACTAACGCCAACCCTAGCGCAAACATAAGAATCTCTTATGGCGGAAACAACTGGAGAATGTATAGTTTCAACTGTCGGGATCTGGTTCTTAACCTTAGACGCGAGATGGCTTTCATCTCCACCCGTATGCACATGAACAATATCACAATTAATGTTTTCGGTATCCTCACTTTCCAGGACAACCCTTGCTCCGGCTTTTTCTAGAATATTGCGCATAGGACCATCTTTGTAGGTATAAACAACATGTTCATTAACCTTATCGTGTTTTATTATCCCGGACACAACACGTTCGGCTCCACCCATTTCCAACTGATTCAGTTCGTGTAAGATCTTCATTCATCGCCCCCTTCGCCATTATTTTTTTATTAACGCCCCAAAACCGGCATTACCATGTACCGGTAAATCAAATTTTTCATAACCTTCAGGATTAAATGTTGACCAAAATGCTTTCATCTTTTCGTTCAAGTATACATCATCAAAGAAAATTAGTCCTCCTGAAACTACATCTTTTTCATAAAGATCAAACTCACCTTGACATCTTTTACCGTCATGTAGTGTGTCAATGAATAGAACTTCTATCGCTCCCACGTCTACCTTATTAAGACTATCGCTTGCTATGAATTGCAATCCAGGCACTTTATGGCAAACATCAAGTATGCGCTCGAAGGTATGATCTACCGACACAACACTGCCACCTTCATTATTATTTGCCAACGCATAAGCTGAAATGCCGGTATAACTACCTAATTCAAGCACCTTAACCGGCTGCAAATAATCAATCAAACAGTTAAAGAATCTATAGTAATGCGCCGGGATTCCTGGTGATCTGAGATGTTCGTTTTCTTCTGATATCAACAAACCTTCTAATTCAGAGTTATCGATTTTAACTTGTGACGCATACGATAAATTAAGTAAAAACTCTTGTGTTGTCAGTTTCATGTCATCCTCTCATAGTTTGTTGAAGTTGAATTCACTCTATCTTTTATTTCATATTTAGAACTATAAAGTAAAACATCTGATTTATCTGCATTTCTTTGATCACAATGCTCACAAATAAGTCCAGAATTATCAAAGTTACCACTATCGTGACACGCTTTTATCTTATGGAAATCTGCTGTATTAAATATTTCTGTTAAATCTTGATTTTTTAAGTCTCCGAACAGAAGTTTACCATCCCAATCAAAACAACAAGCATTCACCGTTCCATCTACCTGTATCTGAAGCGGCCCGTTATTTAATCGGCCGCAAGTCTTAACCTTTTCTTCTTGTTCTTTTCTATATGTGAAGGCGTTAACCCAATCATGCGCCAACCATACTTCTAATAAATCAGGTCTCGCGTCCCATAAATCTAACCATTTCTGTACCGGCTCGCGATTAACTCCTTCAGCCATAACACACGTCAATAAGAGTTGAGTGCTTTTTTTAATGTCAAGAATTTCATTAATATTTTTACGCACTTTATCGAAATTATTCACACCATGTAATTTACGATATCCTTCTTTAGTCGCGCCATGAAAACTGATCCGTAAAGAAAAAAGTCCAGAGTCTTGCAATCTTTTAAAATAAGCACCGTCAATATACTCTCCGTTAGATACAAGTAAAGACTTTAATCCTTTTTTTGTGCATATCTTAATCATTTCAACTAGGCCACCATTCAGCGTAGGTTCGCCTATACCGGCAAAAGCTACCGTATCATATTGATTACTATCAGTAAGGACTTTGTCCAGCAGAAACTCAAAGTAATCGATCCTCATGGTATACTGTGTGCGTGTTAACTCGTTCTTCTTACATATCACACAGTTATACTGGCATTTGTTGATTATTTCAAATCTAATCTCCTTTGATTTTGGTATCATATTCATGCCCCTCCATTCTGAAATTTATAAAAGGATTTATTGCATATATGTTACAACCATAAATCTCTTTCAGTTTCGCCTTTAACCTCTCACTATCACTGTTAACCCTATCAAACCATGTATTATAATATGGCACGAAATTATCCTTTTGATAATCTTCTATATGTTTAGCGTAATTTTTGAGGTGACTCTTCTTGTCTATCCACCCACAATCATGACCACAAATCATGATGTTTTTAGCTCCCATATACGCGGCCAAGTGTAGACAACTGGTTATTGTGGAATAACTGACAAAGATATCATCATCCTTGCCAACCGCGGCAAGGATATCCTTGAAGTTGAGTTCTGTATCCTCAAATTGACCTTTCTTGTGCGTAAAAATATAATCTATTCTAGGATTTTCGTTTATGGGATGACCTATATCTCCACAGTCGTGTAACGAGGCCACAACAGTTGATCGGTTCGCGTCAGCGCATTTATCTATAAATTGTTGATGTTTAAAAACTGAATAATGTACTGGAAAATGTTCCCATACGTTATTAGCACCTATTGTTATCTTTTTTATGAAAAATAACGGATCAATATACTCCATGCTTGGACCAGCACCTAACACGTATATATCTTTATCTTTGTGGATATCTTTTAAATATGTGATGGGGATGCGTTTATTCATACGAATAAAAGTCGCCTTTAACTATCTCTTAAATCTTCTCTTAATATAAACTGCTGTTCGCCTGGGCTTTCAAACGGTCGCGCTACTGAACCGAATGTTTGTTCCATTGTCTCGTCCCACGGAATCACTCCGCGTTCAAACCATGCTGCCGCATTTTCTCTTAACTGTTTGGCAATTTTCGTTGTATCCTCTGAATAGTTTCCGGCTTTCTTGATTTTGGCAAGTCTCGCCGCGTCGTTAGCTTCGATAAGTAACGCTTTACCTGTCGCCTGATTAACATCGTCATCAGACGAGGTCAATAAGGCTTGGATCTCTTCATCAGTGAATACAGCGTTAGTAGAACTCGTATCCCCTATGTTAAGCCTGACTTTTCCTATATCTGTCCCTAAAGAATATGTGAATGTCATTTGATTGCTACTCCTATCATATCGTCACAAACATCGCGACAATGTTCAAAGAAATTACCTGATATTATAATATCGAAATGCTCATCCGGGAATGGATATTCGTAAGGTTTATCAAGAACGATATCAACACCTTTCCCGGGGAGAAGATCAATGCCGATATACTCAGATGCGTCTTTAAATAACCCTTTGAAAGTTCCGTTAATGTCTTGACTTCCCACATCTAACACTTTAGCACCAACAACTCTTTCTTTGTACTTTATTGCAAAATTCCTCATTAGTGTCATTGCGCTTTCGTGCATTGCCTCTCCTCCTCTTCTTCTTACGAACTAGGGTAGAGACTATGTGTCCCCACCCTAGTTACTCGCTCCAAGAAAACTATTAATTACCGCCTTTATATACCGCCTGATAGAACGCAGCTTTCGCCTTGAAATCCCATCTGACCTTATAATCGATATCGTCATAATCATAACCCCAGGGATCATCGCCACCCCCAGCTATCATGATCGTATCGGCTTTTTTGAGAAGTAAATCTGGTTCCTGCTTGCCACCCAAGTACCCTACTTCGATCGCATGTGCATCTTCAGGATCAGCGAACAAGTAAAACCTATTCGCAAAGTTATTGTCCATCATCGGCTCAATAACCAGTTCAAGCGGTGCCTGGTTCTTCGTTAACGCTGGATTCCTTAAAGGATTGTTTCTCAGGCTCGAGGTTGATCCTATAAGTTCAGTCGCGTTAAGCAACCATTTTGCTGTTTCAGCATCAGTGGCCGAAGTAACAAGGTACTTCGCTCTGATACCCATATTCTCACCTGAATCTGGGTCCGTAGCGATCGCTATGGCCGTCGTACCGGCTTGCAGCGTTGCTACGCCAGTAGCATCGGCTGAAAGATTCGTCATACCACTATTCGCGGCTCTAAGTATCGCGCTGCCGTCATAAGCCAGCTCGTTAGCTTCTAGCACAGCGATAACAGCTTTCGCAAGTGTTCTTTTCGCAGACCTACCCATCTTCTTCGGTATATCTTTGAAAGCGTCCCTATCATCATTGATGATAGTTTCCCGTAACAGAGAATAAATCAAACCATACGTTTCAGCCTTGATGCCATAAGTCTGATCACTCAATTTACCGGCTTGATACGGCCCACCCGGAGCTTTTTTCTGAAGATCTCCGAACTCACTCAACCAAGCACGATTGTGAGTTTTGAAATCGTTCAATGTCGTCGCCTTAGTGAAAATACTCGGCATAGACGAGAAACCATTAAACGCATCCAAGATGAGTTTATGCTGAACGTCAGCAAGTATTGAAGGGAAATCCCCAGGCGCGTTTGATTCTTTCAGTTTTTTATACTGATTTAAAAGGCTATTTTTTAACATTGTAAACTCCTTTGTTTTTAAAGATTAATAATTATTTTCACGTGCCAACCTATTCCTATATATTACTGACCGTTATAGGCTGCTGTAACAGGAGATCCAATGTTTAGCCTGCACAGATAATTCGTACCACTGATCTGTTTCAATATCTGACCAACAGGAATATCGCCTTGAGCCGCACCCAAAGAAAGCGCGTCTGCTGTTGGAGTAGCTGTTCTATTATAGTACAAATAAGAACCCTGACTCTTTGTTCCGGTGATAGCAAGAGTCAATTCTGCTAATCCTTGCAATACAAACGTCACCGTATTGCCAGACAAAACGTTATCAATCGGGATTCCAAGTATCCCCGCGACACGAGCAATCGCGCCACTAGACACATCTGATGTTATTCTAACATCCACTCTTCGTCCGCTTTTATTTGAAAGATTTTTCATACTGGTACTCTCCTTTGTTTTTAAATATTATACTAATTCACATCTAACGACTAAGAACTAACCCCTACTCTTCGTCGTCTTTCTTTTCTTCTTTGATACCTAAACTCTCTCTAAGCTCTTTCGCTGCGGATTCTCTAACTGAATCGTCTTTCTTCGTAGCGTCAGATTTCAGTTTAACTCCACCAACTTTCGACAAGTAATCAAGTTCTTGCTTAACCGCTTCCTTGACTTGCCCTTCAAGATCAGATTCGGACTTAAACTGTTTCGCCTTAAACTCTTCACAAAATTTCAAGATAGCTGGAGCTGGCAACTGCGAAGCTTCTAACAACCCTTTTACCTTCGACTGGTATTCGACCTGTAAAGTTTCTTCGGTGTGCTTCTCTTCAACTTCTTTAATGCGAGCGTCTACGGCTTCTTTGATAACTTTTGCGTTATCTGCTTTCACATCTTCTATTACTTCCGCCCGGATAGACTCTATAAGGTCAGGTCTTTCCGCTTTAACCTCAGATAGTTTTACTGTTTTTAACATAACAACTTCTCCTTTTTTTTGTCTCGCTGACTCAATTAAATACTCTACTCGTCCCCTGGCACCAGCCTCAGTCACCCAATCGACACTGCGCGGTGATGCGATCTCGTCAATTACTTCAACTTGCATACCATCCATAGTTTGAAAAGATCGTTTTCCAGACGCGTTAATAGATATACCTATATTTTCACGGAATACAGGATCTCCTAGTTTGTTCGCTAACCATTCGTCATGTATATGTATCTGGCCCATTGCTTTACCGTCTTTATACCAGCTTTTTTCTATAATACCAACTTCGTCGCGTATAGATCGTTCCGGTTTCTCTCTTTCTTCACGATCAGTCGGATGATCGATAAACATCTTGACACCCGCGAAGAGTGGCGCCGCTTCTTTGATGGTTTTATCCGGATAAAAGCGTTTTTTGTCGAAATTAATGCCTTTTTCGATCAAAACAGCTACTAATTTACGACTTTTTGTGTCGAATTTAGCCTCTTTAAGCGTGAATTGTTCGCATAAATCGTCTTCCACGGCCTCTTTTGTAGCCGCGGATTCGGCTACATACTCCGGATTAACCTCAACCGGTGAGCCTAAATCAACCGTTTTATCTTCATTTATGCTAAAAGTTACCTTGAAATCCTTACTATCTTGCGAAACAATAGCATAACCTTCAAACATGTGGCTTACATACGCCATAGAATTACCATATTCGTCTTTAGGAAACAATACCGATCCGTTTATAGCGTCTTGTACCTGTAAAGTAATATCTAAAAACGATCCTTTTGGCGCGGACTCGTGTAAACTCTTTTCCATGTTCTCGGCATGCTGCCTGGCCCATTCTTTCGCAGCTTCTTTCGTAAATTTATTTTTATCGAATAAAAATTCTTTGATTCGATGCTCACCTGTTTCTGTCAATACGCATCTGGCTTTAACTCCGTTCGCCAACAACACCATAGATTCTGTTCCAGTCGCTTTATTATCTTTCTGAAATACAATAAATCCGGAACCAGATTCTCTTATAAAATATTTCATATTTCTCCTATTAAATACTTTCTGGAATAATTTCCTCTATTTCTTCTGTCTCATATTGACAAGTTTCTATTTCTTCAGGTTGACTTATGGATTCTATGATCCGTTCAATCAGAGCTTCTTCGTTTATTACATGCTTGGCACCGTATCCTGTTTTAATAATTTGTAACTCTTTAAAAAGTTTTTCTTGATTGTTCGATATGCTTTTATATAACAAGTTTACTTTATTTTCTACATTTGTCAAATCTTTTGACTCAAATAAATCTTTTATATGTTTTTTTACTTCTTGTATGTCTTCTGAATTGTCAATCTGTTTCAATAATTTTTTCACATCCCGTTTAATTATTTTATTAGATTTGAGAACCAGATCTTTTTCTTTTTCGGTCCAAACCGAGTTTCCCAACGCTCCGGAAAACACAGTAGGTGTCTTTGCCGTTACGTCAACAATATAAGAAGATACCCTGACGTCAGTATCAGCCGACACACCTTTAATAGAAACCGTAACAATTTCACCAGCAAACACCGCTAATTTATTTGATTGTACTACAGTCTTTGTTGTTCCGGACGAGATATCGTTATAGTCATCCCTGACTCGGCCGTTAACATCATAACGGATCTGATATAATCCGTCGCCGGCAATCGGATTAGCAGCATCTCCAAGATCAACTCGAACGTTTATCTCAGCGTCAGTTAACATCGTGTATTGCTGCACTTGTATTAAACTTGAAATGTCTAATAGCGCCGTCGCAGTATTAAGAGTGTTCATGCTTCTCCTCGGTATTTTTAAGATCGTCTATCAACTCTTGATCTATTTTAAGTATATGTGCTAGATAAGCATATTCAAGTTTACGATAGGCTTTTCTGGCTAGACAATCTGCTGAAGTTTTAGAGATAGCCACATTGATATCTTCATATAGCGGAGCCATTTTCTTGATATCGTGGAGAATGGTTTTAAGAAACTCATCTTTATCCATAGCTACCCCCTATTTCAATCCTACCTGTATAGCGATATAACTTATCAAAACCCCTAAAACTACTCTAAAAGTCCAGTCCAGTAGTCCGTTCTTACTCTTATCTTGGTGTTGCATATACTCAAATGATCGCCTAGCCATTTCAGCCACACCGATCCTTCCATTACCCATGAGCAGTTTTTGTATGCTCTTTGATGTGATCTCAAGTTTATCGAGTTTTTCCCTTAGATCGGTATCCATTATGACCCCATTTTGTTAGC